TTTGATTAAAGCAACATTCAACGAAAGGAGGAACACCTACTTACTATGATGTTCTTCCATTAGCCTTGATGTAAAGTCTCCATATATTGGGGATTTTTTTATTAACCAATGTTTAAAATGCTCTAACAGCTTTTCTAAGCCATTTAAATATAATTTAAGCCACTTACACTAATGTGGAGTAAAAGTGGCTTAAAAAGGCTGATTTTGCAAAATAAAAGCGAATTTGAATACAATGTTACACTTTTAAATGGTATACTAAATGACGTTGGTTATACCTCTTACTGTGCAGACGTTTATTGTTACGACTTCACCAGCACAGGAGGGGATGCAAAAATGCAGACGCTTGTCAGTTTTACGAGTGCTTCTAGCTTTGTAAAGGAAAATAATTATGCCCGGGTAATGAAATACTTACCAGATATAATCAAGCAACTTAAAGATTGTCCAAAATCGTTGAGAAGATCAATTATTCGTTGGATGTACTTTAAGGTTGCGGTAGCTGCTATTGCTGTAGTACTGGGCGGTACATTGGGTAGCGGTTTAATTAAAATTCTGGTAACTTTTATCAGAAAATAAAAAAAGCCTTGCAACCAGCAAGACACGAAAGAAAACGCACAGCAATGTTAATCAACAACTTGAAGCAATCATGTGGGCAAACGTGATTGCTTTTTTTCTGTACAAGAGTATAGTAAGGTATTTCAATAGAAATGTCAAGAAATGTTCCACAAATTAGAATGCTGTTATATCAGCGATTGTAGACGTTTCACGGTTAGCAAATAGTAGAAAATTATCTATCAAAAACACTTACGTATCAACGGATTTAGTCAGCTTAACGGCTGGCTTTTTTGTTTGGAGAAAAAACATGGAATTAAAAGAATTAACTGAAAAGACTTTAACATTATTTAATTCTAAAAACACAGCAGAGTTAATTAAAAACTTACCTAGTTATTGGAATGATAATGATGTTAAGACTGAGTTCAAAAAATTAGTGGGTGATTTAAGTGTTGATTGGCTCCAGAAGATATTTCAGTATTATGAAGCTGATCGTAAAGATAAGAAACAGGATTACACTCCAACATCGTTAGCGAAGTTGATGGCAACATTAGCCTTACGAAATGGTGAAAATTATGTCACGGATATGTGTGCTGGTAGTGGTGCCTTAACCATTCAATGCTGGAGCCTCAATCATGATATTGAAGCTGAGTGTCTTGAATTTGATAAGAAGGTCATTCCAATTTTGCTATTTAATCTAGCAGTACGGAATATTAAAGCAACGGTTTATCAAATGGATGTGTTACAGCAAGAAGTTACCAATAGTTGGCAGGTAGTTGCTGGGGATGAATTTGGAAAGGTGATTGAGAATGGCAACAACAATTAGTAATCCACCATATAACATGAAATGGCAGCACCCGTTCTTTGCTCAATCACAAGAACGATTTATACTTGGTGTTCCTCCACAATCTAATGCGAATTATGCGTTTATCTTAACGGCTCTATCTAAACAGGATAAAGCCGTTTTCTTATTGCCTAATGGTGTATTGACTACCAACAATAAAGAAGAACAGGCAATCAAGAAGAGCTTGATTGAAAAGAACTATTTAGAGGCGGTAATTGCTTTACCAGACAGGATGTTTGAAAGTACAAGTATTCCGACATCTTTATTAATCTTTAACAAAAAGAAACAAACATCGAATATTTTAATGATTAATGCTGATTCCTTAGCTAAGGAAGAAATACGAGAACAACGAGGGCAAGTTGGTAGCAGGTCTCACACGAGTCGTGTTTACAAGAAAAGGATTAATATTTTACCTAACGAAGCCATTAAGAAGATTGAATCATTCTTAGATAAGCCTGGGGATGAGCAGGGAGTATCCAAGGTTGTTCCAATTGAAACGATAAAAGAACATGGCTACGTATTAACTCCTAACCGATATATTGAAATGAAACAAGAAGACATTCAGCGTTCTTCGCTGGAAAAGCTTAGTGAAGAATTAAACCGAGTATCTGCTGAAAAAGGAGCAGTTAAATTAACAATTAATCGTAAAATGGCAAACGACCTTGGACTATTGCCATTGATTAAGCTTCTTCAAGAAAGTACTGAAACAAGCGAAGAGCTTAATGACGCATTCAAAGATGAAGGAGTATCCCTAAATACTGATAGTATTGTAACGTTAACAAATAGTAAGACGTTCAAGATTGAAGTGAAAAAGTGGGATAAGTTACCTGATCTTATTGTTGTGTTTGCTCAGATGTGGAAACAGGCTATGGTTCATTACAACAATGAAGAGAATCGTTACTTGATGGAGTTGAAAGATATTATGCTAGATAAAATGTTTAAGCAAATATAAATGGGGCTACTAATCAAGAAAGGGGATGAGTATATTGAAACCAACCAAGCTAACCTTTATCAATGGGAAGCCAACACTGGTATCCTATGACAAGGTAGTTCGCAAGGATAACGACAAAGCATATAATTTCCATCGTAATGTTGAAGAGAATAATTACGTTAAGTTCTATCACTCAACAGAATGGAAGCATAAGAGACAAGAGATACTTGAACGTGATTATGGATTGTGTCAGCGTTGTGGAATGGATGCAGAACTGGTTGACCATATCATCCCCAGTAAGGACGATTGGAGTGATCGACTTAATAATGACAATCTACAATCACTCTGTCGGGGATGTCATAAGATTAAAACGAAACGTGAATGGATGAAACATCATAAAGGATTGGAACGTTATATGAATATCAATATTATTTGTGGTTTACCTGCAAGTGGTAAGTCAACATACGTTAAACGACATATGACAGAGCATGATCTCATCTATGATTACGATGAATTAATGCATGCACTAACAGGATTGCCATTGCAACATAGCAACCATGATGTACATGATTACATCACATTATTCTTTGAACAGATGCTCCGGAAACTAAAAGTAGAACAGACATTCAATAATGTTTGGATCATCAAGACATTACCAGATAAAAGGATTGACACATTGCTTAGCAACTATCATCGAATCAATCATATTGTTATTGTGACTGATCCAAACGTCTGTGAGCAACGATTACGTGAACGGAAAGAACAAATTTCGTTTCAGAAGATTTTGAACGGCTTCAAAACGGCTGATTTTACTGGCTACCGGGTCGTCAAGAATGGATAAGCCCCCCTTCTTTTTGAGCGGGGGTTAGATTTTTCAAAACGCTGGAACGCACATCGACTTTTTTGTGCGATAAATTCCAACAATTTTTCATTTTTGGCCAGATACTAAAAAATCCCCAAGCTGTTAAAAGCTTGAGGATATGCGTTTCTTGATGCTTTTATCATAGCACGGAGGTGAGCTTTTTGGCAAGAAAGCAAAAATTATTATCACAGTCAACGGGCCACCTTAGAGTGGTTGAACAAGAAGCAAAATATAAGGCAGAATTTATAGCTGCTGATGGTTTACCTGAGTTGCAAAAGACTCCGCCGGCACATTTAGATAAAGCGGCCAAAGCAGAATACCGGCGAATTATTGGATCTATCGGGAAGCTGCCATTGCGTAACTTGGACCGGAGCGAACTGGAATTGTATTGTACTTGGTACAGCATTTATAAAGATGCTTCTGTTCAATTAAATAAGGAACAGTCCAAGGAAAGAAAGAACATTGCTAAAATCAATAACGCAATTAAGATAATTGATAAAGCAACCAGAGCAATAAAGGGCCTTGCATCCGATCTTGGGCTTAATGTTAATTCACGTCTGCAGATGAATATGCCACAAACCGACAAGGAAGAGCATCAATCCTTGCGTGATAAGTTTAGGATTTCATGATGAATTACGCTAAAGATTATGCTGAAAAGGTCGTGGCTGGCAAAATAATTGCTGGTAAAAAGGTGATTTTAGCTGCAAAAAGATACTTAAATGACCTTAAAAAAGCGGATAATGATGACTTTGAATACTTTTATGATAATGAACGAGCTAATAAAGTTATTCAATTCATGGAGATACTTCCAGATCCAAAAACAATGCGGGCATATCCTTTAGCAGATTTTCAGCGGTTCATCATTGCAAATATGTATGGCTGGTGGAAGAAGGATAAACCATCTGAACGACGCTTCCGGAAAGGAATGCTATCAATGGCCCGAAAGAATGGTAAGTCGATCCTTATTTCCGGCATTGCATTGTATGAGTTCTTGATGGGTAATTCACCCGAATTCTCCCGGCAAATATTTTGTACTGCTAACGACAAAAAGCAAGCGAATATCGTTTTTAATATGATTAAGAAACGCCTTAATGCTCTACGCTCTAGTGATGGTGATACAAAACGTGGAACAAAAGTTAATCGTGATTTAATCAGTAACCTTGATGATTATTCTTATGTACGTTCACTTTCCAAGGAAACAGGAACGGTTGATGGTTTTGAACCTCACGTTGGAATCCTGGACGAGTATGCTGCAAGTAAGACCACTGAAATGATGGAACTACTAGAATCCGGTCAGGCCTTACTCCATAACTCGCTTATTATGATTATTTCAACAGCCGGCTTTGACTTGAATGTTCCAATGCATACAATTGAATATCCCTATGCGACGAAGATTTTAAAAGGTGAAATTACTGATGATACTTATTTTGCCTACATTGCTGAACAAGATAATGTATCAGAAGTTGATGATAAAAGTACTTGGATTAAATCTAATCCAATACTGAGTGTCCCAGCTTTACAAGACCAAGTATATGGATATTTAGCCAAGCGGTGGAAAGAAGCTAAACAAAAAGGAACAAAGAATTCTGTTCTAGTTAAGAACTTTAATATGTGGCGACAAGCCGAAGAGGATAGTTATATGGATATTGATACTTGGAATGCAGCTCAAATTGATCCAATTGACATTGATGGTCAACGAGTTTGGTTTGGGATTGACGTTGGTAAATCATCTGACCTTTATGCGATTAGTTGGTTAATTCCTCAAGAGGGTTATTGGTATGCTGATTCTTATGCGTTTGTCGGTACTAAATATGGTTTGGAAGCAAAGATTAAAGCAGACCGGTTAGATTATGTCCGGTTACAAGGGATGAGACAGTGCGAAATTACAAATCTTGAATCCGGAGTTATTGATGTTGAACGGGTATATGAGTGGCTAGATGGATTTGTTAGAGAACATAATCTTGATGTTCAGGCAATTTGTTATGACCCGGCACAATATGGAACCTTGTTAACTCAGATTGAAAAAGGTCACCCAGAATGGCAACAAATATCTGTTCGCCAAGGGACATTAACTCTTTCAATGCCAACTAAGCAATTTAGGGATGATATTTTAGACAAGCGAGTTCGACATTCTGGCAATGAGATTTTAACTGGTGCAATGGCTAACGCGATCCTTAAATCAGATAACAATGGTGTCCGGATTGATAAGAATCGTTATTCAAATAAAATTGATGCTGCTGATGCATTGCTAGACGCATATGCAATTTGTTTCCGTGAAAATATTGATGATTATTTAACAGATGAGGATGTGTTTAATGATGACTTTGGTTTCTGAAAAAGATAAATTTAGCCATGATATTAAGCAACTAGATGAATATGGCAACGATAGCAACTGGACCACCTTTATCACTAAAAATGATGTGGAACACCTATTAAAAGGGAAGATCATCAATGACTGTTCAGATGGAGAATATTTCCATCCATTGGCCTTAACTAAGGAAGCAATTGACTTTATTAATGGAGTTCAAAAGTAGGAGAGTGAGAAACTTGGATAAGAAGATCTTATTTAGTAATAATAAAGAGATGATGGTCGATATGACGCCGGTTATTAAGGAATATCAAGATCGTTTAGAACGATTGAAAAAACTTGCTCCATATATTGAAAAGTTTGGTGTTACCAAAGCGGATTTAAAATTGTTGTTTCGGGTGATGTGACATGAAATTCTGGAAACTAAATGAACCAATTCTTTTATTTTTATTAGCTTGTATCTGTTTAGCAGTTACAGGCTTTTTATTTTCCACGAAAATTGGCTTGTTGATTATCTCAATTGAATTATTCGTAATGGCTTTTATCTCTTATGAAAGGGGGTGAAGTTGAGTGTTATTCCATACCGAGAAACGCGACTGGGCACAAGATTATATCGATCAGGGAATTCTTCCTGGGTTTAGCAATATGCCATCTTATAGTGGAATAGGTGCTCTTAGAAACTCTGATGTGCTAACTGCAGTCTCTCATGTTGCTAGTAATGTGGCTCGATTTCCGATTGTCATTTTGGATGATGATAAAAATGCAGTAAAGAATATCAAAAGTGTTGATTACTTGCTGAATAAGCACCCAAACGATATGTTATCTGCTTATCATTGGCGTTTCCTAATGACTGTTAACGCCATTTTAACAGGGGATGGTTTTTCACGGATAATTCGCGACCCTCATACAAAAGCACCGTTAGAAATACAATATTTTCCACCATCGCAAACCTATATTGATGATTCTGATGTAATGAATATTAAGTACGAATTTACACCCATCAATCAAAAAGGCGGTGGTCAAACAATCGTTGTGCCGGCTGAAGATGTAATTCATTTTATGTTCTTTACCTATGATGGTATTCATGGCCGGTCGCCGTTGTTGTCTTTGGCTGATGAGATTGGCTTACAAGATGATGGGATCAAAACTTTACGGCGGTTCTTTAAGTCAGGTCTTAAAGGTGGATTGCTAAAGGCTAAGGGTAAGTTAAGTCCGGAAGCGCGGCTTAAAACACGAAAAGATTTTGAATATTCCCAACGTAATAGCAATGCAGGTAGTCCCATTATTATTGATGATCGATTTGAATACTCACCAATTGAAGTTGACACTAATGTATTACAACTAATTAATAGCAATAATTATTCAACTGCTCAAATTGCTAAAGCGTTGCATATTCCGGCATATAAATTAGCAGTTAATAGTCCTAACCAATCGATTAAACAATTAAATGAAGACTTCATTACTTCTGATTTACCTTATTACTTCAAGCCGATTGCAAGTAACCTGGAAATGACCATGCTGACTGATCGGCAACGTCATAACTGCCACATTGAATTTGATACTCGCAAAGAAACGGGGATGTCGATGGATGATGTACAAAAGGGAGTTACAAATAACGTCATTACTCCTAATGAAGGACGAGTTCGGATGGGGTTAGTTAAATCTGATAATCCAGACTTAGATCGCTTCCAATCAACCTTGAATACTGTCTTCCTTGATAAAAAAGAAGAGTATCAGAAACAATCAACAGCGAAGGGAGGTGGAATCGATGACAAGCGACTTGGAAACTCGACAGTTAATGATGCCAATTCAGATGAGAACGGCAACTGATGAAGATGATGAACCAGTAATTGAAGGTTATGCAGCCAAATACAATAAGCCATCCGAAGTTTTGGGTGGCTTTACTCGCTTTATTGAGCAAATTGCTCCAGGAGCGTTCGATGACGCTGATATGTCAAATGTAGTAGCGACGATCAATCACGATCCTAACCAGGTACTGGGACGATCAGGGGTGAACATGACTTTATCTTCTGATGCAATTGGCTTGAAATTCACTGTTAAGCCAACTGATACATCATTTGCGCGTGATTTGATCGCCAATATCAAGGCAGGCGTTATTAATCAATGCAGCTTTGCTTTTACGGTGGCCAACACAGATGAGGCCCAAGACTGGGAAGAATCTAATCAGGATGGAGTTGATTATGAACGAACCATTCGACAAATTGATCGTTTGTTCGATGTATCAGTAGTTACAACACCTGCTTATCCGGATACAGAAGTTCAGGTCGGTCAGCGTTCGATCAATATGGTTAAGCAAATGCAGAGCCAAGAAAATAGAGATGCTACTGATCAGAAACGTAAAAAGATGTTACGTGAATTAGAACGACAAGAATTATTGAAGACACTCGAAGGAGGAAATTAAATGTTTCGCGAAAAAATTAAAGAATTGCTTGCTCAAAAAGAAGGTAAGCGAGCATTAATTAACGAAAAAACTAATGAAATGCGCCAACTACTCTCAAATGAAGACGCAACTGATGAAGACTTAACACGAGCTAAGTCATTACGTTCTGAAATTGAAGCTGCTGAAAAGGAAGTTCGGAGTATTGAAGATGACCTTAAGCTTTACCGTAAAGCAGCTAAGGGTAATCCAGCTCCAGATCCTCATAAGCGTTCCCAAAATAACGAGGACGAAAATGAAGAAAAACGTAATTTCAACGCATATCTTCACCAAGAACATCGTGATGGTACTACTGGAATTACTTCTTCAGACGCAAGCGTTACTATTCCTGAATCAATCATTTACAATCCTGAAAATGAAATTAAAACAGTAACTGATCTTAGCCAATTTGTTCAAGTATTTAACGCCACAACTGCTTCTGGTAGTTATCCAATTCTTAAAAAGGCAACTGCTCAAATGCATACTGTTGAAGAACTTGCAAAGAATCCTGATCTTCAAAAACCTGAATTTCTTAAGGTAGCATGGCAAATTGAGACCTATCGTGGAGCAATTCCTATTTCACAAGAATCGATTGATGATTCAGCAATTGATTTAACTGGATTAGTTGCTCGAAACGCAAAAGAACAATCCTTAAATACAAAGAATGCGGCTATTGCTACAATTTTTAAGGGATTTTCAGCTAAGACCGTTGATGGCTCTAATGCAATCGATGACCTAAAGAAAATTTGGAATGTCGATTTAGATGTGGCTTACAATAAGATGATTATTGCCAGCCAAAGCTTCTACAACTGGCTTGATACATTGAAAGATAAGAATGGACGTTACTTACTTCAAGATAGTATTTCTAGTCCGTCTGGTAAAGCGGTCTCTGGAATCAACGTTGCTGTAATTGAAGATGACTTATTTGGAGCAAAGGGTGAAGCTCATGCCTTTGTTGGTGATCCATACCGTGCAATTATTTTAGCAAATCGAAAAGATCTCCAGGTACGGTGGGTTGATAATGACATTTATGGTCAATATCTCCAAGCGGTTCTTCGTTTAGATGTGAAGAAGGCCGATGAAAACGCTGGTTACTTTGTTACTGGTCCATCAGCAGCGTCAAAATAACGCCGTCCGACAACGGGGCGGACGTTAAACCGACTAGTGCTGATACGGTAGACACAATCAAAAAGTACTTAGATGATCATGGAATTGCCTATACTTCAACCGATACTAAGGATCAACTGTTAGCAAAGCTAGGTGAGTAGGATGGAAACAGACCACACTTTCTCGAGTGATGAACAATTCTTTGCCAATCTAAAAAACTACTGCAAAATTGACCAGGACTTTGATGATGAAATTCTTAAAATAATTGTTGATGCTGCCGCATTGATGATTGCAAGGGCAATTAAATGGGAGAGTAAGCCTGCTGACTACTTTGACGAACCGCGATTCAAAATTGCACTTATGAAGCAGGTGAAAGAAGACTTCTACGAGCGAGGAATTACTGCAGATAGTTACCGACCAGTTCTTTCATCAGGAATTGATGGCCTTATTAATCAAATAAGTAGTGAGGTGAATACCGATGAAACTACGGAACATGACGGAACGGATAACATTTTACTCAGTCCAAATGGGGATCAATCCGGAAACTCATCGACCGATCAAGGATCAGAAAGTTAAGGAATTTACCGTGTGGGCAGAAGTTCCTAAGCTGTCAGTCCGTGAATTTGTCCAAAACAGTTCAAACGTGGGGTTCAGAAAAGAATCACCCACGTTTTTAATTGCCTTCAAAACTCTTAAGGAAATTCAATCGAATTGGTTAATTAACTGGCGAGGAAAATGGTATGAAATCACGGGAATGGATCCTGATTATGCAAAGCGGGATCTAACTAAAATTACCGCTCAGGAGGTTATTCAAAATGGCAGTGACCGGTGAAGCAGAGTTGATTGCTAACTTAACTAAACTTGAAAAGACGGAAGAAAAGAAGGCACGAAAAGCAACGCGTGATGGTGCTAAAGTCTTTCAAGAGAAATTAAAAGAAGTTACTCCAGTTGCAAAAAGTGGCGATCACTCTAATATGACCCCTTTAGCCGAACATACCAAACACGGTAATTTGAAGACTAATGATGGTGATTACTCAATGGATGTTGGTTATGACAAAGAAAAAGGTTGGATTGCTCACTTTCCCAATGCGGGAACTTCTAAACAACATCCACAGCACTTTATTGAAAAAGCACAGGCACAATCTAAAAAAGAGATACTTGCTAAATATATTGAGGACTTGAAAGTATGAAAACTCCAGAGATGCAAGTAGCCGATTATCTGACGAATGATGAGCGCTTAGTCGCAATAATGGATGAGTTGCGCCAAGATAAATTATCATATGTTCCAATTTTTACTAGTACGCCTGATGATCCATTTATTAAAGCGAGTTCAGCACCGTGGATTCGGATTACTCCCATACCTGGGGATGATGCGATCTATAGTGACGATGCTCGCTTTTTTGAATACCCACGTGTACAAGTTGATTTTTGGATTCGTGAAGAGAATGATGACCGGCTAATGGACATTCAAGAACGAATATATGAAACTCTCCACAGTCATGGCTTTGAACGTTACTACAAGAATTCTTATCCGGATCCGGACTTGGATAATTGCATAATGGTTACAGCCAACTTTGAAGGGTTTGAAGAAAGGAATGATATTTAATGGGAACACCAAATGCAAAAGTTGCTAAGTTTGGAGCCTCTAATTTTGAATATGGGGTACTAGACGAGAATGAAAAGATTAAAGATACCCGAAAGATGAGCGGGTTAAGTGAAGTTAAGTTGGAGCTGACTAACGAATTGAAGACATTAGCAGCTGATGATGGCCCTTACTTGGTTCTTTCTGGTGGAATTACCGAAGCTAAGGAAACCATCAACCTTTATGATATTGATTCCATCATGAAGAAAGATTTGTATGGAATTGATATTCAGGATGGTACAGAAGTTTATACTAAGAACCTTGTACCAAATTATGTTGCTACTATGTTCCGGACAAAGCTTTCAAACGGGAAGCATTGTTGGGTTGGTTTAACCAAGGGGATGTTCTCCTTACCAGGTATTTCAATCAAGACCCAGGACGGTGCTCCAGATCCAGAAGCAGATGAAATCGAAGGTAATTTTGTTCCGCGTGGGGATGCAGATACTGGAACCATTCTTTTAATCGGTCGGGAAGATAATGAAGGATTTGATTTTGCTAAGTTCCATGCAATGGTCTTTGGGGAAGAAGCTCCAGTAACTGATCCAACTAATACAAAAGATAATAAGCCAGGAACTGTTGTTGATAACGGATAAATAATTAATCAGACAGAGACGAGTTAAGTGAGACGATGAGGAGGATATAGGAATGCCATTAAAATTAAAAGTTCAACTAGAAGGTAAGGATTCCGACTATGAACGGAAACGTCCGCCAATGTTGGAGAATCTGCTAGACGCATTAAAAATTCAACGACTTGAAACTGAAATGTTTGGTGGAGATAAAGGCCCAACGGATGAGCAAAATGCTAAACGAATGGACCTCTATGCTGAATTTGCTTCACGTTTCTGGGGACAAGGTTTAACCAAAGATGACATTTTGAAAGGTGTTAGTGCTGTTGATGGTTTTAATCAAATGGTTGCAGCGGTTAATTTAACCCTTGGCTACAATGCAGAAGAAGATAATAAAACCAAAAAGTCAGCAAAAAAATAACCGTTGAGATGATTGATGATTCAATCAAGAGTCTCAGCGATTTTATCAAGAACCAGATTAGTCAAGGTTATACGTGGAATGAAATTAGTAAACTCACACTTGCTGATTTGAAATTAATGGATTATGTCTTTGAAGAAAAACAGACAACTATTGATAAAGCATTCCCATTCTTATTCTAGGAAAGGAGGTTAAATAATGACCCAATCATTAGGGCATTTGGCAGCGACTGTTAGTTTGGATATTAATCCATTTAAAGCGGCTAATGGTGTTTTAAAAGCGCAAATTAAATCAACAGCCAATGCTTTGCGTGCGCAAGAAGCGGCACTGAAAGCATCCGGTGGAAGTATTAATAATATGCGTGCTGCTTATGCGACTATGAGTCAACAAATGCGCAATTATAATGCGCAACTCCAGAATGCTAAGAAAGCAATGGATGATACTACCAGGAGCGAGCAGTCACGAGCTAAGGCAGCAACCCAATATAATAAAACGTCTGCGCAAATTGAACAATTACGTGGACGAATGCAAGCTCTTAATCGTGATATTGAATTACAGTCGAATAAGTGGACGCAACTTGCTAATCGCACTCAACATTTTGGAAACGTGGCCACCAATGTTGGTTCTAAAATATCAGGTGTCGGTCGAGGGATGTCGACTTATTTAACAGCTCCAATTGCGGCAGGGTTAACATATTCCGCTAAGAAACTCGTTGACTTCCAAGATCAAATGACAAAGGTCAAGAACGTTATTCGAACTTCCGGAGAATCAGCTGCAGAAACGAATGCCGCATATAAAACTATGACTGCAGATGCCCGAAAGTATTCTGATCAATATGGGATTAGTCAGCAAAAGATCGCGGCAGGATATGAAGACCTTGTTAAGCGTGGTTATACCTCTAAAGCTGCCATTGGTGTTATGCGGAATGAAATTAAAGCATCTGTGGCCACTGGGGATGACTTTAATGATGTAATCAAAGTTGCTTCGCAGACAATGGAATCTTTTGGACTGGCTACTGATAAAGCAGGACGTCCAATCAAGAATGCTGCAGTCATGCAGCGTAGATCTACTAAAACATTAAATGAGTTAGCCTATGCTGCCGATGCCACATCAACTGATTTTCAATCACTTGGTGTGGGAATGTCATATGTTGGCTCAACTGCTCATCAAGCAGGTTTTAGTCTCTCGGAAACTGCTAGTGCAATGGGGATCTTGTCTAATAATGGTCTAGAAGCAGACAAAGCTGGTACTGGATTACGGAAAGTAATTAATTCTTTAGTTACTCCTACTGCAAATGGTCAAAAGGCCTTGGCAAGTATCAATTTAACGACCAAGGACTTCTTAACTAAGAGTGGAAAATTAAAGTCGATGTCTGCTATCTTTAAGACTTTAAATGACCACATGAAAGGTAAGACTGGTGACCAAAAGAATGATATTTTCCATGCGTTATTTGGCACAACTGGACAGCAAGCGGGGGCAATTTTAACTGAAAATGCTAATCGATTACGTGAACTTAATAAAGAAGTTCAAAACTCTGCCAAGCGGGATTATATCGGCGACTTGTCACAGAAAAACCTTCAATCTCCTAAAGCACAATTAGCAATCTTCAAGGAATCACTAACGAATGCTGGAATGGATATGGCAAAGTACGTCTTACCATCTATTATTCCAATGGTTCAAGGCCTTTCCAGACTTGCACATGGCTTTGGTGATTTATCACCAGCTGTCCAGAAGGCAATTGTAGCAACTACCCTGTTCACTGCTGGTGCAGGCCCGTTGTTCCTAGCATTGGGTAAACTGACTAGTGGTGCTGGGAAGACAGTTCTTGCCTTTGGAAAAATTGCTTCCGGAATTGGCCGCGCACAAACTGCAATGAAATTAGGAGCCAGTGGCTTAGATGTTATCGGCTCAGCATTTTCAAAATCAACGTTTCAAGCTGCAAAGTTTGGAACAACCATGACTGGTGCAGGTGGTCGGGCGGTTCAAGCTGCTAACGGTGTTGGTGCTGCGACTGTCGCTTTACAAGGTACCGGTGTAGCTGCAGGTGAAGCAGGTGCTGCTACTGCTGCGGCTGGAGTATCTTTAGGAACAGTTGCCGCTGTTGCTGGAGTTGCTACTTTAGCCATTGCCGGCGGAATTACTGTTTGGGAGCTTTGGGGTAAGAAAGCTGTTGAATCATCACAACGAACGGATCGTTGGGGATCTGACGTTGGTGCAGCTGCTGATAAAGCTCTTGGAAAATTTAAGAATACTTCAACTGGTATTCAAGCAGCTCTAACCGATATGGATACTGCAACAAAAACTTCTACTAAAAGTATGGCAGATTCATTTGATCGCGAATTTAGTCAAATGGAATCAGATGCCCGGAAACATTTAGAAGGTGTTAAAAAGGCTGAGAAAGATATGTCTCCAGAAGTTGCTGCTGCAGTTGATCGGGAAGCGCAGCATGAAAAAGATACGATGAATAAGATCCTTAGTAATGCTGATCAAGCCAGGACAAGAGCAAATACAATCCTACAGACTTCTAATAAGAATGTCGCTAGTTTAAGCGATACCCAACGAGTAATGTTGCAAAATAATCAGCAACAGATTATTGATGATGAACTCAAAATGTGGAGCTTAACTGGTAATCAGCGTAAAAAAGCAATGGCAGCATTAAATAACGATGTTGCTAATATGTCTCATCGCCAACGTAATACAGCATTAGCCGATTTGCGTACTCAATCTGATAATATGCGTAATGAATATGCAAAACAGGAAAATAGTCTTAAGCGTCAATTAAAAGCTGGAACTATTAATCAAAATGAGTATGCGGCTGGTATGCGAGCTAATAAAAAAACTCTTCAAGACTATGTTGATAAGGCTTCTGCTGAATATATTCGGTTAGCACGTGCAAATGGGCAATCTACAAGTCACATTAAAGAAGATATGCAAGCAGAAGGATTAAGTTATTCGGCTGGAATGAAACAACTGGATAAGCTGGCCAAAAATGCTGAAAAGAATTCTAAGAGTATTGCTGTTTCTCTTGACGGTCTCAAAGGTAAAACTAAGGATGCCGCTAAAATGTGGAATGACTTAGTTTTCGATCCCAAAACTGGTAAGGTTCGGACCAATGCCCAGGAGGAAGTTAACAAGGCTGTTAATTCCAAAGATCAATGGAACCAAATTAAACTTCTGAAAAAGGAAGGTAAGTTAAGTACCAATGCTCAACAAATGGTGGCAGCTGCATTAATCGAAAATGGTAAATGGGATAGCATGAGTTGGAAAGAGCAGAAAGCTTGGTTGAAAGACGGCTTTAGTGAAACAATTGTTCAAGCTTTAGAGAAGTCGGGAGAATGGAATAATCTTGATCTTAAGACCAAAGAAGCAATTGTTAAGGCTAAAGGTAAGCAAGAAATGGCCGACATTCTGCTTGAATCCGGTGCATGGAATTCCTTGTCATTAAAACAACAGGAAGCAGTAATTACTAATAAGGCAACTAAGCCAATTTATGAAGCCTTGCAAAGCTCCGGACAGTGGAATAATTTAACCTTAAAACAACAGGAAGCGATTATTGACGCTAAAGGAACTCCACAATTAGTTGATGCGTTAGTGCAGGCTAACCAATGGAATAATCTTACATTTAAGCAGCAGCAAGCATTAGTAACAACTAAAGGGACTGCTGATGTAATGGATGCTTTGAATAAGATCGGACGATGGAATCAATTATCGCCTAAACAACAAGAAGCCATTGTTAATGCCAAAGGTTCTGGCCAATTAGGGGAATTAATTTCAAAGTATAATCTTTGGAAAGGGATGCCAGCAAGTACAGTTAAGCAAATTGTTGCAGAAGATAGAGCCAGTGGAAACTTAAAGGCTGCTAATGATGCAATTCTTGCTTGGCAACGTGCTAACCCTGGCGCTCCTAAAAATGCTTTAGCCGTTGATAATGCTAGTGGACCATTTCGAAATGCTGCTGGGAGTGTATTTAACTGGAATGGAACTGGTGCAAACTCAAAGTCAGCCAATGGGTTTGATAATGCTTCTGGTCCGTTTGGTTCTGCTACTGGTTCAGTCGGAAATTGGAATGGGACTGGCGCAAATACTAAAACTGCTAAGGCTAATGACCAAGCTACCAGTGTTATTAAAGGAGCTATTGACTGGATTAACAAATGGAATAGTACAAGCCCAATTGTTCAGACTATAAAGACTGTCCATGAGTTTGTTACTAAGCATCACGCTAAAGGTACCAACTATCACCCCGGTGGGCCAATGGTTGTTAATGATCAACCAGGACCGGTCTTTCGGGAAGCTGTTCAATTCCCAGGGGCAGAACCATTTATTCCGTTTGGCCGAAATGTTCTTTTAGATGCACCTCGTGGAACAAAAGTTGTTAAAGCTAGTGATACTGCTAAGATGTTTAAGCACTTACCACAATATGCTAATGGTACTGATGATGCCGTTTCTGTATTAACTAACTTTAAGCCTAATATGCAAAGCACCCAAGTTGTAAATAATTACAATAACGGTGGCCAAAGTAATAACGGAATGCAAAAAGAGATGTTAGACCGGATGGACCAGATGCTCAACCGCTTTGGGACAATGCTGGGCTTAAATGCAGCTCAACTTTCTGCAATTAAAGCCGGCGCCTTTGACAAGAACCAGTTTTATGGGATTGAAGGAACTGATCAAGCATTATTTGATAATCAACATCTTTAGGAGGTGGTCGTAATCGCTGTAAACATTCTTTACATTAAAATTGATGATCAAAAAGAAGTGGCCAGCACAGATATTACTGACCACTTAACTTTTCTTGGCTTAACTGAATCGCCTAGTATTGTTAATAATTACCGTGATGATTCCCAACAAGATGGTCAAATTTGGAGTTATTCCCGTTATGGTCAAACGACGATCACCGCTAAGTTCTTATTGCAGTTTTTTGATCGAAAAGATTTTAAGATGGCAAAGCATGAGATTTATCGCGTTTTTGCACAAAAAGGAATCTTTAGGTTAAGAACAGGAGTTGAGCCGGATATTGTCCGTTACTGTCGGGCTAGTTCCTTTGAGATTAAAAGCGAACCAGAAGAAGTTAACTATTGTACGTTTGAAGTGCCTTTTGAAAATCCAAGCGGAATGCGATTTAGTAAATTGCATACGGATGAGATGAAAGATGAGGATTTCTTAGACTTGAATATGAACATGGATGAGGAAACTCCTTCATACCATTTCAAAGGCCAGAATAAGTTTTCCATCCTTAATGATAGTGATATTACAATCGACCCTGTTGAACAGCGTCATGATCTAAAAATTACTATTAAGCATAATGGCGGAAAGTTCACGGTAAAGAATACAACCACTAATACTTCCTGGACGTACAATCAAAATCTATCCGGAAACGATACTCTCTTGCTAAAGGGACGGCGAACATTTAAGAATAATAACCCAGACAGTGCCAATACCGATTATGGGTATATTACTTTAGCGCCTGGAAAGAATGACTTTGAAGTTACTGGTGCAGATGATTTGGAAATTACATTTAGTTTCCCATTTATGTATCTTGGTTAGGAGGTGAGGATAATTAGTTTAGTATTGATGACACCTCATAAAGAGACAACTAAGGAGCCGATCGGAGACATTATTCTATGGCCAACAATGCAAAGCGAGTGGTCTAAGAACTCAACCTTTCAATTAACCTTTTCAGTATTTGATTACGACTCAGCGTTGTATGATCCGTTAGATGTTGAAAGTTCGATTGTGCTTGAGGGACAGGAATATATTGTAAAAAATTGTGTTGAAAACTTTGACACTAATACGAAAAATATCACTGCCTGGCATGTTTACAATGAGATTAGTCGAATTTATAAACGAAGTGACCTTACCTTAAATAACAATCAGGATAGTAATGCTAGTAAGGATCAGTCTTATGGAGTTGAGGACTTACTAAAGGCTTGGATTGATGGAAATAAGCTAGGCTTTAGCTATGAAGTTCATGGTAATTTTGATAAGCAGTCAACTTCTAAGTTCGATAGCGGCAGTGGTAAAGAGATGCTTAGTAAGATTACTGAGTTATGGCCAAGTGCAGTTATATATCCGGATAACAAGAAGATACGAGTTTATTCAGAAGATGAGTTCTATAAGGATAATGGTCGAGTGATTGATTTTCCTCGGGATGCAAAGTCAGTTAAAACTACTCGGGATAGTCAATCAATTATTAACATGATTCGTTGCGTTGGTGGTAAGCATGAGGTTCAGCATACTGTTTATACCGGGACAGGTGGAACTAATGCTAACGGACCAACCGAGCCAGTCAATGGTGATTGGACACCGGTTATTCAGTATGCTGCTAGCTTTTATGGAATAAAACCGAATGCTCAGCAGCTTAATGTTTTACGGGCACAAATTCGTTTAGAATCGGGTGGAAACGAGACGATTCCGCAACCAGGAACTGATCCAGATGGAGACGGTTCTGGCCCGGCACTTGGATTGCTCCAATTTAAGCGAGGAACTTTTAATACTTATTGTCGGGAGCCTTATACAAATATCTTAAAGGGCTTTGACCAGTTAATTGCATTCTTCAATATTCCTAATGCGTTAGGACAAATTAATGGTGTTACTGGTTGGAGTCCACATGGTGCCCCAATCACGAAAGATAAATTGATCATTTCACCACCTAATCCGTGGGGATGGCCTTTTCCAGATGTTGGAGAAGGTCATTTTTCATTGGGGCAAACTTTTGGAACGCACCCTCAAGATGGAGTAGGGCGAACTAATGGTTTTCATGATGGTCTTGATTTTGGTTCTGTCGATCATCCTGGACGCGATGTTCATGCGATTCATGGAGGAAAAGTCCAGGATATTGGATATATTGCCGGATTGGAAAACTATATAACTATTGTGTCGAATGATTATTTAATTTGCTACCAGGAAGCATTTTTGAATCAAGGAGATATTACTGTTCAAGTTGGGCAAGAAGTTAAGACGGGGGATATTATTGGTCACCGGGATACTAGCCATCTTCATATTGGAATTACTAAGGAAAAAAATTTAATGACTGCGTTGAAAAGTGCCTGGTCAGATAATGGAACTTGGCTTGATCCATTACAGGTTATTCGTGATGGTATCGGTGGTAAGGAAACTAATGATACAGTTGGGAATGATACAACTACAGAATCACAAGAAGAGTATTACTTCCAACCATTTATGGTAGTTGATCAAAAGTCAATTGACGAATGGGGCGAACATCCAGGGCCTGATCTTGTTGATGAAAGATTTCAAGATGCAGATGCAATGCGTAAATATGCCTTAACTACTCTTAAACCTGATCCAGATTTAAATATTGAAGTCACGCTTCAAGGGAATTCATTTGTACCTGTTGCCGGTGAAATTCTAAGGGTGCTTACGCGTGATAAATATTCGGGTAGTTATAAGACCGTTGGCTATACGATTTATCCGGAAGCTAAGGGACAAGATAATCAGATTACGTTGAATAATTCAAAAACGACTATTTTAGATTATCAAAACCAGAAAGCTAAACGTCTGCAGGAAGCTCTTGAAGAACAACGGCTTCGGGTTAATGGATTAGCGAATAGCATGGATCAGCAATCTAAGTCATTAACGCAAGTCGTGAATGATAAGAAAGAGACGGATAAAAATATGGAAGCAGTGGACCAGAATATTTACTGGATGCAAAATGGTCAGCATAATTTAATAACTACGATGACCGGCGGAACTGTTTCCAATGAAAAATACAATGGCAGTCCAGCAATTGAGATTGAGCAGGGCACTCTCAGAAGTAATGAATTTGACCTTAACAGTGTCTCCTTCATCTCAAGCCATCTCATGGCGAAGTTAAATGCGACTGATAATTCAATTTCCGCTACTACTTATGTCGAGTTCTTAAAGAGCGATGGTAGTTCTGCCGGTGAGTCGAAGGTTGTCTACATCGTCAATAACGGCGTTTGGCAATCCGCTGGCACAGTCAACATTAAGGTTCCAACCAGCACTACTAAAGGAAGATTAGTTTTTAATGTTTCCGGATCTGGTAAAGCATACGTATCACGGGCCCAGGTAAATATAGGTTATAAAGTGACGGATTGGAGTAGTTTGAAGTAAAGGATAATTCTTATTGAAAGGCGATGATTAATTTGAAAGAGTTACATACAGATGACCTTTCAATGAATAGTGGCAAATTATTTAGGGAACAGATAATTGAAAATTTCAAGGCAATTGAGCGAGAATTGGCAAATTTAAGTGGGACTAATGAGAAATTGAAAAAGCTCCAAAATGCATTAGGACTTTCTGATGATGATTTAAATAACTTATAGGAGGTGATTTTTTGGAAACTTTACCAAAGTTAAAACAGTATATTCCGGTTGATTTATTGCGGAGTCAAGATGAAACGATTGATATTGCGGATAGTTTTAAGGGTCGTGTAGGCGATATTAATAGCTATCTCAAATTATGGGTTTACTCTAACGGCTTAGCCCAAGACATTCGTAATTGGCGAGTCCTCTTTTTTGGCACT